AATTAAATAAATTAAATTTAATTTCATATATTATTATACTACAAATTTAATATTATATCTTTCTTTTTCATTTAATTTTGTTCTTTCACCTAAAAATTTAAAATACTTATTTGCTAGATTATATTCTTTTGGTTTTTTATCTTTTAAGACTTCTAATCTTACTTTCATTATCATACCAACTTGCCAAATTCTTTTATGTGAATAACTTTTATTTTTATACAGTTTTTCTAGTTTTTTTATTGTATTTTTTACATCATCTAATGTTGTATATTTAATATTTATTGTATCTTTTGGATTTTTATCAATATAAACATCAAAAGACTTTTTTGGATTATTAGGATTATATAAAAATTTTTTTGTTTTGTTTTTAGTATTATGTTTTTTTTTAGTTTTCATAATATTAAATACTATATATAATTTATTTTTTATAATACTTTTTTTTTATTTTTCTGCTCATTATTTTTCGAGTAATCTTTTTGTTTGTTTTTGTTTTATTGTAAGGTTTTTTTCCTGATTTTTGTATTAAAGAAACATATACAAGTAAAGATGATTCATATTTTATGTCTAAAAAATTATAGATAAAATTTATGAAACAAGATATTTTTTGCATAGTATCATGATCTACATTACATTTTTTACTATCTGTATCACAATTATCTCTAATAAATTTATATAAACTTTTAAATACATCTTGAATAGTGTCAGTACCAGTTTTTCGTGTTATATCTAAAATAAAATTATATAATTCACGAAAATTTCCATAACTGCTAATAATTTGATAGCAAATAGGCAGTTTTTTAACTCTTAATTGTTTATAATATTTAATTTCATTATCAATAAATTCAATAATTTTTATTGAGTCATCTAATTCACCTATTGGAAAACTTATTTTACGTTTATTATCTTCGATTTGTTCTGTGTTGAATGAATTATAAAAACCCATTCTATTATACCATGATTCACCAGTAGATAAAATACTTAAATAAGCCAGTTCTATTATAACATCATTTTTATCTTGAAATTTAAATTCTAAATATGAAACATCCGTTCCTATAATTACTGAGTAATAACCAAATTTTTCAGCAAATTCTTTTAATGAATTTAACATAAACACACCATAATTTTTAATTGGAATACATTTATTTAATAATTCAACTTTTATTGATACCCCATTTGGAACAGTTTTAAATTGTATTGTTAAACAAGGGTCTCCGTCAGGATTATAATCTTTTGTATCTTCATTATATACAAAGACGTCGTAATTTTTTTCATCTCTTGTAATGTCAAATTTATATTTTAATGGTTTATCATTTAAGACATCTTTTAAATTATTTATTATATAATTGTCATCTAATAACAAATCATTATTTCCTCCTTTATATTTTTTTGTTCGTTTTTTTGTCATTATATAATATTATAATATTAAATAAAATTGATACTTATTAAATATAATAAATATATATTATTATAACTAATTAACAATGGAACACGTTTTTAGAATATTTGATTTCAATTCCTTTAATCAAAAGGATTCACAATTAGAATCAGATGATGAACAAAATATTTACAAGGATTGTAATGTTTTTATGATTCAAATATTTGGATTGGATGATAATAGAAAAACATATTCACTTCTTGTAGAAGGGTTTAAACCGTTCTTTTATTTAATGGTTAATGATAAATGGACTAAAGAAATGAAAGAGGGATTTTTATTACATCTTAAAGAAAAAATGGGAAAATATTATCATGATTCTATAACTGAATGTAAAATTATAAAACGTAAAAAATTATACGGTTTTGATGGTGGAAAAGAACACAAATTTATATTTATAGAATTCGCTAATTTATCCGCATTCAATAAAGCAAAAAATTTTTGGTATACAGATTATCAAAGTGGGCATAAGTTATTGAAAAATGGTTATCTATATAATGGTACAGAAGTAAAATTATATGAAGCAAATATCCCGCCACTATTACGTTTCTTCCATATTAAAGATTTAAGTCCTTCCGGTTGGATCGTAATTCCGGTTAAAAACTGTATTGAAATAAAAAATGATGATAAAACAGTAAATTGTGATTATCAATTAAAAACCCACTATAAAAATATTATACCGTTGAATGATAAAGAAACGAGAGTTCCATATAAAATAATGAGTTTTGATATTGAAGCAAGTAGTAGTCATGGAGATTTCCCAATACCAATTAAAACATACAAAAAACTAGCGACTAATATAATTGAATATTTTGATGAATTTAAAATGGAACTTACTGCTGATTTATGTAAAAATATATTAAGAAAAATAATATTAACTGCGTTTGGATATGATAATATGAATGGAATAGATTTAGTATATCCGAAAAAACATCCTGGAACAAAGGAAGCAGTAGAAATTCTATGCGAAAAATGGTTAGAAACAAAAGTGAGAAATATAAATAGGTCTTCCGATTATAATGACGCTAATACAATTGAATTAATGTTTGATAAAATGGCAAAAGAATTTTCTAAATATGGTGATGATGAAGATAATGGAAATGTAGATAGTTCAGACGTAAAAGACGAAATAAGTGGTGATTACGAAGTATCTCATAAAAAAACTTACGAAAAAACGAAGAGTTATACAGATAAAGGTGCAACTATTATAAATATTATTATGGATAAAAAATTTGAACGTGACGATAAATTAACTGAAATAAATTACTCACTCGGAACAATATTCCCAAAATTAGAAGGTGACAAAGTTACATTCATCGGTTCTACATTTATGAATTATGGTGATAAAGAACCGCAATTTAATCATTGTATAGTGTTAAATACATGTAGTAATTTACCGATGGAAAACAGTATAATTGAGACTTATGATAATGAACATGATGTTCTCTTGGCTTGGCAAAAATTAGTACAGAGAGAAAATCCAGATATAATAATTGGATATAACATATTTGGTTTCGATTATGAGTTTATGTTTAGACGTTCTGAAGAAAATGGTTGTTCTGAAGAATTTCTAAAATTATCTAGAAATATAGATGAATTGTGTGCGACTAGAGATAAAGATACGGGTCGATTAAAAATAGAAGAAAGTAGTATTCAGATAGCAAGTGGTCAACACGATTTAAGATTTATTAAAATGAATGGACGCTTACAAATAGATTTATATAATTTTTATAGGCGCACAGAAAACTTAACGAGTTATAAGTTAGATTATGTAGCAGGTAATTTTATCGGTGATTTCGTGAAATCAATAGAACAAAATGTTGATGAAATATATACAGAAATAAAAACTACAAATTTGACAGGACTAATAATAGGAAGTTATATACATTTCGAAGAAATAGGTCATTCAGTTGATTATTATGACGATGGCGCCAAATATATAGTAACAGAAATTGATAAAGAAAATTTAAAATTTAAAATTAATGGTTTGGTAAATCCTGATTTTAGTAAAAAAGTAAGATGGTGTTTAGCGAAAGATGATGTTTCTCCTAAAGATATATTTCGTATGACAAATGGAAGCGCAGATGACAGAGCAGTAATCGCGAAATATTGTATACAGGACTGTAACTTAGTTCATTATTTATTTAATAAATCAGATGTTCTTACTGGTTTTATTGAGATGGCAAAAATTTGTAGTGTACCGATAAACTTTTTGGTAATGCGTGGTCAAGGAATTAAATTACAAAGTCTTATTGCGAGCGAATGTAGAAAAATAAGAACACTTATTCCTGTTATTGAAAAAGGTGATTTAGATGAAGGTTATGAAGGTGCTATCGTATTGGACCCTAAATGTGATTTATATTTAGATAATCCGGTTGCCTGTAATGATTACGCATCATTATATCCAAGTTCGATGATCAGTGAAAATTTATCACATGATAGTAAGGTATGGACTCGGGAATATGATTTAGCGGGAAATCTAATTGAAGAATGGGGTGAAAAAGATTCTAATGAAAATTATATATATGATAACTTACCAGGATACGAATATGTAAATGTGTCATATGATACATATAGATATGTTAGAAAGCATCCAAAAGCAGCGGCAAAAAAAATAAAATGTGGTTATAAAATTTGTAGATTTGCTCAATTTCCCAATAATAATTCCGCAATAATGCCTTCTATTTTAAAAAAATTATTAAAAGCGAGAAAAGACACAAGGAAAATGATACCAAATGAAAAAGATGAATTTATGAAGCAAGTTTTAGATCAACGCCAATTAGGTTATAAGGTTACAGCCAATTCGCTATATGGTGGTTGTGGCGCTAAAACTAGTTCATTCTATGAAAAAGATATCGCTGCTTGTACTACTGCGATGGGTCGTAAATTTCTTACATATGGAAAAAGAATAATTGAAGAATGTTATGGAAATAAAATATGTCAGACTAAAAACCATGGTTTAGTTTTAACAAAAGCTGAATATATATATGGAGACAGTGTTGCCAATTATACTCCAATATATGTTAAAGTTAATAACAGAATTGAAATCTTAACAATTGAAAATTTAGCTATAAAATATGGATTTGACAATTGGGTGAAATCTTTTGAACCTGGTAAACAAGAAAAAGAATTTTGCGAATTAAATAATGTTGAAACATGGACAGAAAACGGATGGACTAAATTATATCGCGTTATTCGTCATGAATTAGCGTCACACAAAAAAATGATTCGTATTCTAACTCATACAGGATTAGTAGATGTTACAGACGATCATTCCCTTATAAAAAATGATGGAAAAGAAACAACTCCTAATGACGTAAATATAGGGACTGAATTACTTCATAATAAATTGCCCATCAATAAAACGCCCTTATATTTTATTTCAGTTGAAGAAGCACAGATAATGGGATTCTTCTTTGGAGATGGTAGTTGTGGTATATATACTTGCAATAGTGGAAGGAAATCATCGTGGGCTTTAAACAATGCTTCTCAAGAACTTATAGATAAATATTTGAATTTATGTAAAAAGGTTTATCCTGATTTTGATTGGGTAATTATGCAAACTTTAGAAAGTTCAGGCGTTTTTAAAATATCGCCAAGAAATAAAAAGTATGGAAAAATTGTGGAATTTGTAAAATATTACAGAAATTTATTGTATTATGGTAAAAATAAAATTATTCCAAACGAAATAATAAATGGTTCAGATGAAATTAAACAAGCATTCTTTAGTGGATTATATGATGCCGATGGAGATAAAGATATTAATGGTTATACAAGAATTGATCAAAAAAGTCAAATAAGTGCTTCTAATATTTGTTTATTAGCACAAAGTTTAGGTTATTCTACATCATTGAATATTAGAAAAGATAAACAAGAAATTTATAGAATAACTATGACAAAAAACGCTCAAAGAAAAAATCCGATTGCTATTAAAAAAATTATTGAAATACCATATTCTGGTTATGTATATGATTTAACAACAGAAAATCATCATTTCGCTGCAGGCGTAGGAAATTTGATAGTCCATAATACTGATTCTGTATTTTATACATTCAATTTACAAGACTTACACGGTAATCCCATCAGAGGTAAAGATGCCCTCGAAATAACAATTGAGTTAGCGCAAGAAGCGGGTGAAATAGCAGCGAAATTTTTGAAAGGACCACATGATTTTGAGTATGAAAAAACATTCATGCCATTTTGTTTATTATCGAAAAAGAGATATGTCGGAATGTTATATGAAACAGACCCTAATAAATGTAAAAGAAAAGAAATGGGAATTGTATTAAAACGTAGAGACAACGCTCCAATAGTAAAGGATATATATGGAGGAATTATTGATATATTAATGAAAAAACAAAATATTCAAGAAGCGATAACATTTTTAAGAACATCTTTACAAAATATAGTTGATGAAAAATATTCAATGGAAAAATTAATTATAACAAAATCTTTGCGTTCAGGATATAAAAATCCACAATCAATTGCTCATAAAGTTTTAGCGGATAGAATTACCGCAAGAGACCCGGGTAATAAACCAGGACCAGGAGATAGAATACCTTTTGTCTACATTGTAACAAAAGAAAAAAAAACTTTACAAGGCAATAAAATTGAAACGCCAAATTTTATTACAGAAAATAATTTAAAAATAGACTATTCATTTTATATAACTAATCAAATAATGAAACCTGTACAGCAAGTATTTGCTCTAGTTTTAGAAAAAATATGGATAATGCAAAATAAAAAAATAAAAATTAAAAAATATTTAAAAGATGTTGAAAGTTTAAAAGAAAAATATTTAAATGACAAAGATGATTTTGAAGAAAAACTAGAAGAAATGCGCTGTAAAGAAATAAAGAGTTTGTTATTTGATGAATATTTGAGAGAAACAAATAATGAAAAAGAAGGCAATCAAAGTGTTGATAAATATTTTGTTAAAAAATAATATAATATATAATTCTTTATATTATATTATTCTAATTTAATATGGTTTCATCTGTAATAAAAAAAGAATCATCTAATTCTAACATTTCTAGCAAAGCAAGTATAAAATTTCTTTTACTAGGAACACAATCTAATTGTTTAGTCTTTTTAATATAATCTTCTTGATTTCTAATTGCGTAATGATTTAATGTTATATTTACTTCACTAAATTTTTTTTCAGAAAATTCTACAAATTCATCGACATCATTATAATTTGTGATACAATCACCTTTAATATTTCCATAATTATTTATAGTTATACCATTTTCAATTTTAACCAAATGTATCCATAAATTAATATGATGATACAGTAATTTTGTTTTAAATACAGATTTACCAAACTTATGTGTCATTATTATGTTATGTGAACAATTATGGATTACATCATAATTCAATCTTTTTACATTATTTTTTATTGAAAAACTTTCTGTAACCTTTTTATTGTCATCTATGTACGGATTAATTATATTCCAAATTATGTAAACACACCCTATATTTTCATCAATGCTCGACAAATAACTTTTTATATTATAACCATTTTTTCCGTAAACAAATTCATCAGCGTCAACCAATATTGCCCATTCTGTTTCTTCTTTAATAAGGTTATACAAATTTTCTACTATTAATTGCTGATGACCTAATGCGCTAGAATCATTTGTTAATATTCCCATATCACGATTATCTATAATTAATGTTACATTAGATTTATAGAGAGAATTATTTATAACTTCTTCAATATTATCGTCACTATTATTACTAATAATATAAAAATGGTCAACCCCTTGATTAATGTGATGTTGTAAAAACTCTTCCATATATTTAGCTTCATTTTTAATACATAAACATACTGATAAAAAATATTTATATGGCATATTATATTATTTATATCATAAGAATTATTTAAGTATTTTAATAGTTAAAAATAAAACATTTGAATCAATAAAATATAATTATTTATATATGAGAAAATATAAAAATAAAATTAAGAAAACTAGAAAAAATATGCGAAATAAAAAAGGAGGGTTTTTTACAAGTTCAAAAGTATCTTCATTACCAGAATGTGACCCTAATAAATTATCAATGTTAAAAACGCTAGAAGATATGCAAACAAATTATTTAAAATGTTGTCCTAAAAGTATGTTCGGTAAAAATTCATCTCCTTATTGTAAACAACTTGATTTAAACTTCCAAACAACTAAAAAAGCGCAAAATGATAGTGGTGAATATGTTGGATTCTCTCCAGAAGAAGTTTATAATATAAAACAAAATGATACATTTGATAAAGAATATCCTAGCAATAAAAAATCATGGTATCAATTTTGGGGCGGTAAAACTAGAAGGAGACGCAAATATTCTAAAAAACAAATAAAATAAATTAAATAAAATAAATTAAATAAATAATTATTTAAATATCTAGTTACATACAATACTATAATGAAATATATAAATGATAACAATTTTAAAAATCTTAAATTGATTTATGAACCATATGAACACATAATTATTGATAATTTTATTAATGAAAATTATATGGAAGAATTATTAGGAGAACTTGATAATTTAACAATAGATAAGAGTTATTATTATGGTAACCAAAATTTTGAAAAATATAAATTTGCTTTTAGAGGGCATTTAGGGAATATTTTAAACAATATTTTTATTGAGTTAAATGGCGATGAATTTATAAGTATTTTAGAAAATGTATTTAATATCAAAAATATAATAAGGAATAACTTAGAATTAGAAGGTGCGGGTGTTCATAAAGTAATGAATAGTGGGTTTTTATCAATGCATACAGATTTTGAAGCGTATAATGACAAATTATATGGACTTTTAGATAGACGATTAAATATTTTAATTTACATGAATCCTGACTGGAAATTAGATTATGGAGGAGAATTATGCTTATATGATAAAAAAACATTACAAATTACAAAAAAAGTATTTCCATTATTAAATCGTTGTATTATTTTTATGACACCTAATAATATTCATGGTCATCCGAATCCATTAAATATTCCCAATAATATTTGTCGTCAATCTATTACAAACTACTATTACACAAAAAATACAACAGGATTAAATTTAAATGGTAATTGTATTAAACCCGTAGAATGGTATTACGATATAAAATCGTAATTTTAGTATATTTATATTTAATTATATGATTGTTATCTTTAATTTATAGATAACAATTATTTATAGATAACAATTATGTTATATAATGTAAAATGTAAAAATTATATAAAATGTAAAAATATATTTACATTACTGAAACACAATTAGAAGACTCTTTTTCGACAAATTTATTAAATAATTCCTTTACAATTGTACCTATCTCTTTAACACTCGTTTCTAACCCCCAAACACGTTGAGTTAAATTTAAAGACTCTTGTTGATTTTCATTTTCTGAATCAGCTTCATAAATTGCCATATCTAGATTATTTTGTAAATTATTATAATTACTATATAATTCATTATAGTCAGCAAAACCTTCATTATCTAACTTATTCATTATTGCTTCAGGAGTTCTATGGTGTCTTTTAGCGATTTCATCGATTGATAATTCTAAAAGTTCATATTCTCTCTGTAATGACAAAATTTCATTGATCGTCCATTTATTTCCGTGCCTCTTTGGTACGCTCATTTAATAATATAATTGTATTGTTATCTTTAAATGGGTTTTTTAAATATTTAACAATATATATAGAGAGCGATATATCATATAAGCAATAAATAATTTATATATATTATCGAAACAATTTAAAAAATAATTATCATAAATATTTTTAATTAAATTAAATACATCATCATTAAAAATTTTTAAAAAATCTTCTGATTTTAATGTATGTTTTTGTAATTCTCTATCTTGAAATTCATGTATTTCAATTAAAATTTCATTATTAATATTTTTGTTCATTGTTATTATTTATTATCATAATATCTTTAAATAATAATTTAAATTACTCTAATCTCTATTTCTCATATCATATATTAATCTTATTAAAGTAGTTACATCATTATTAATTACATTACCCGAGATATCATTATATAAATTAACACCACTTAACGTATCAATTGTATTAGTTGAATTTATTAAATTATCTAAATAATTATCAAAAATATTAGTTAAACTCGTATAATTATTTCTTTGCGTTCTATTAGTCGTTCTCTCTTCATTAGTATCATTATTATTATTATTATTATTATTATTATTATTATTATTATTATTATTATTATTATTATTATTAGATGTATCATTCGAAGAAA